ACGCCTGACGCCATGTACGACTACTATCGACACCCTCAGTTCGAGAATTACATCTATGCTGACCTTCGCGACGATGACGGAAAACCACTAGGGAAAAGATGCGTACTACCATTCCAGATCGTACCGGAGTCAGGACGAGCAGAAGGAGGCGATCCGTTCACTTTAGTTTTTACTGCCAAGAAGCATCTCTATGAAAAAGAAATTCATATTACTGGTGGACAGCTTAGTAGTTTTACTGAAGCTGGGAAAGTATTTGGCAATTATGGATTTGGGATTGATTATGGTAAAGAACAGCGGAGGTTCTTTATGGCCTTCTTAGATAGAATGAAGAAGGATGCCAAGACCATAATCACTATCCCCGCAATGGGATGGCAGTTGAAGGATACTGAATATGGCTTTTCGTTCAATGGTCAATGGGTATCTCCAACTCAAGAACTCCCTGCTTTAAAGCTGGATGCTGACCTCAAGTATGGAGTAGCGGGAAGTGATAGACCGTGGCGCGATCTTGTGCATATTATCCTTAGCAGTAAGCGCCCTGATCTTTGGTGCTTATTGGCAGCCGCATTTGGTTCCCCTCTTATGGGTTTTATTGGTCATAATGGCGTTCTTATAGGAGGGTATTCACTAGAGACAGGGACGGGTAAAACTACGACCCTATCTCTAGGGCAAGCGATATGGGGTTCACCTACCAGTATGATGGGGTTAGACGATACATACAATGCTATTGTTGGTAAACTAGCCCTCCTAACCAGTATGCCGGCGTTCTGGGATGAAATCAAAAACACTCAGCAAGAAACTTATTTCTTAGATATGGCAACGACAATAACTCAAGGTAGGAGTAGAGCCCGTTCGCGTATTGATGGTTCACTGCGCGCAGTTAAGGAGTGGGAACTCCCAATTATCTACGCAGCCAATCGATCCATGGTATCAGCGGGAGAGCAGCGCGGTGGAGGCACTGCGGCTACGATAGCTCGCATGTTTGAGTTTGAATGCCCAAATGGGTTATCTGTTCATGCCAACGTCGATACCTTGAGGACAGACCTTAAATATAATTATGGGCATATGGGGCAGCAATTCGGAGTGGTATTAGGGCAACATAGATATGATATTATAAAAGGAACCAAAGGGATACTAGCGAGGCTTAAACAACATCTTACATATAATGATACTAAAGATCGGTTTATCTTTGCTGCCGCAACCGAAATCATTGCTGGCGCTCATTTCGCTCAACATTACGGACTAGTCCCATTTGATGTCAATCGTATGGTAGGTTATGTCGTAGAACAAATTCAGAAATCACGCAATAGTGTACGACACTCATCTACTGACTACTCAAATGATAACACTGTAATGGGTGTATTGGTTGAGTATCTCAGTTATCATCGCGCCGTTAGGATGGTTAAGACTGATCGTATGCGGATGACTGCTGGGCAACCGTCGAAGAACTGGGCAAGGGTACTGAACGATAGGCCCAATAAACCTTGGGGTCAAATCTCTGTTCACATATCGGAAGGTGCCGACAACAATCCTAATGCACCTTACTTACGCTTTACGCAATCGTCCGTAGGGGCTTGGTGCAAGCTTACCGGTAAAGATACGGCTAGTTTAGGCGCTGCCTTAAGAAGGTTATTCGGAGAACCTAAGACAGCGACAGTAGGTGCCGGTACAGATTTCGCTAGTGGGTCTGAAAAGTGTTGGACGATTAGTATAACAGGGACGATACTTCAACAAGCTCTAGATTGGGTAAGCGGGGATAAAGATGACTACGAGACAGAAACCGACGCTAGTAGTTGACTTCGATGGAGTTATCCACTCCTACGAAAATGGCTGGCAAGGTGGACACATATACGGTACCGTTGTACCGGGGTTCTTCGAGTGGGCCATAGAGGCAAAGAAATATTTTGTTCTTGCCATCTACAGTACGCGCTCTGATAGTCACAAAAACATTAAGCCAATGAAGGATTGGCTAACAATACAGTTACAGAGTTGGCATTGGGATAGACAAGATACGGGTCCATTGGAAGCACGGGAAACTGACCTTCTGATGACTGACTTCCTATTCCCAATAGCCAAACCACCGGGGTTCGTCACTATCGACGACAGAGCCATCACGTTCAAAGGAGACTGGAATGCAGATGAGCTAAAGCCTGAAAACTTAAAGCAGTTCAAAACTTGGACCGAGATGAGGAAATAATGGACAAGGCAAATAAAGATAAACTGTCAGCAGTTAAGCTTAAGCTTGACAATCTTCGCGGCGAAATCGGTTTGTGCTTAGGTACTGTTCAAGACCTAATCAATGCCGAGGACGATGAAGATGTCAAAGACGCCCTGCAAGAGGCAGCAGATGCTTTAGATGAAGTGGATGATAAGTTCACTGAGATCGATAGTAATCTCAATACAGCGTCAGAGTAAAGGAGTACAAAGGCATGAATGAGTTATTGGAAAGACTTCGCGACATACCACCCAATACTGAGGACATCGAACGAGTTATGCGTGAAGAAGCCACTGCCGTCGCGGAAAGACCCAACCACCACGACTTGCTGCGCGCTCACGCCATCAACGCCATTCTGAAAGCAAAGGGAGTTGATCAGCGATATATGCTGGACCCTTATGAAGCGACTAAGGTGTGGATCATCTTAGCTCACCTTGAAGAACTTGCGGGGTACTCTGGATAGGATCGCGAGCTTATACCAGAGACTAGGGGGCGGTTGCCTAATGATCCCCCCGACCGCGGCAACCGCCCCTGATCTAGGAGGGGAACATGAAACGCCTACTTATCTATCTGATGTTGGTCAGTCCAGCCTACGCCGCCCATTGCCCATACGGACAAATCTATCGGGTGCATCTCGATGAATGTGTTAGTTGGCACTCTGCACTGGCCCGCGCTTATGTCGGCAAGAAAATATATGTACCCAAGCTGCCGATAAAGCGTGAAACAATTATCATCCCTGCCACGGTTCATGTTGATTTGCCAACGCCAGAACCGGTGAGTATATACCCACCAGAGATTATCTATCGTTTGCAGAAGGCGCTAGATGCTCTACACCAACAATGATGGTGATGAATGAAAACTAATGAGGAATTAATCGTCCTTCGAGCTTCCTTCGTAGGCGCTTGCGGTGGTTGTGGGTACGATTGGGGTGCAAACATCATACCACTCATTGATGAGATTCTTGCTCTGCGCGCCCGCGTTGCAGAGTTAGAAGCGGCTCGTTAGTTTCATTCGGCGTACCAGCGAGATAAACGTGTAGCACAGCGGGCCTACGCTGGCGTTAGGTTTTAATTCTGTACCTAACGAAAGTACGAGTGGAGACGGAGGGAGGGCGGTCTGGTGTTACCCAAAACCCATTAGGTCGCTCTCCCTCATGTTCCTTTAACTGTCGGCAGTTAAGCTATGAACTACAGATCAAATGTTAACGACTACGAGCTAGTTTATATAACGCAAACTGAGTTAGCTATTGGTATCGCTACTGTAGAAGATGGTAATTTAATTTGGCTACCTAAGTCGCAAATCCAATATATGGATGACGACTATGAGCGTAACGATCCAATATGGATTACGATCCCTGATTGGCTGGCGAAAGAACACGATTTAATTTAAGAGCATGTGGGCCGGATGGCGCATGGGGGTTCAGACGGTCTATCCGGCCCACACTCTTACCACTGCCAGATGGGAGAGACAGCGGTTAAGCTTCATTGTCCTAGCAACCGGATTGCCCCCAACACCCCGACTGTAATCGCTACAAATTCAAGCACAAATTTACTAAATGAGCCGTTAGTGCAGCCCTCTGGTATCGGTAAGACCCTCTTCATATAGAGATCGAAGCACCCATAAAGGGCGAATAAGGTACCGAATGCAACTATATATAAAATACCAAAAATTGCCAATACGCCAATGAGAAGCAATTGCTTATAAGCCTTCTTGTCTTCGTCACTCATGGCGTAGTGCTATGACCTCATAACCTTTGACACACCATAAAGGCCAATAGCCATACCAGCAATTTCTAATGAGGACCGGAATATATGCTCAGGCGAACATAAATCGGGAAGTGGATTTCCTGTTCGCGTTATATAAAAACATTGATGGATAGCATAGAAGTCCATCAATGCAAAAATAGTAAGGATGGTCAACGCACCACACAACGCTATGAACCCAGTCTTTGCTCCATTCATTTTGAGTAATCACCGCCGCCCGAAACGGCGGTGATCCTAACTGCCAGCAGTTAACTCAGTAAAACTCCCGCACTCGTTTGCGCGTCATAGCGCCCCACGCCACAAAGGCGAAACCGATCAGCAGCATCGCCCAAGTCGAAAGCTCAGGAACACCTGTCGTCAACTGGATCGAACCACCGAATGACTGACGCGGTGCCGTGAAGTCCACAGCGAACTGTGTCTCGTCTGACGTGAATGCGCCGGTCGCCGCCGACACCGGACCAAAGGAACCATCGAGCAATACGGCAGGGAAGGTATGCGTAGCGAGCAACCCTCCATTGGCGAACGTACTCTCTGTCGTCGGGCCGGGATCATTGGTCAAACCGTTGACCGTGAAGGTTGAGAGGGTATTTCCTGTGCCAAAGATAGCGCTTTGCATCACGTCAATGGTCAACGTGTGTGCGCCGCTAAAGCCCAACGCCGCAGTGGCGTCGAGCGTGACACTCGATAGGTCCGCGTTGGGCAAGATGGGCGAGCCTTGCGCATTGATCGTGATGTTGGCGAAATTCGCGTCGTTGGCTGTTAGGCTCGCTGCGCCCGTCGTGATCCCGGTAATGTTGTCGATCAACGACCCGTTATCGAACACCTCGATTTGCAATGTTGCCATTGCAGGACTGACCCCCATTGCTGCTAGCAACGTGCTAGCCAATAACACTTTTCTCATTCTTGGTCCTCCAGTTGAGGGCGAGAGGACTACCCTCTCGCCACCAATTCTTGTTAACTTACCGCCGGAAAGCCTTCGGCTGTGCCGTAGGCGGTCCACCCGGTGCAATTGGCGGTTGAACTTCTGGATGTTCACCACCACCGCCACCACCCGGCAAGCCTTGATCCGGCTTCGGTGGCGGCACCTCGATAATGACATAGTGGAACGCCACTCTGCCACTGCTCGTTGCAATCCCCATCAAGGCGATTGCCTTACCCTCTGGAAGCCCTTCGGGTAGCGGAGGCCATACCGTGCCGGGAGGCGGATCGATTGGCGGGTTTGGCTCACCGGGGATCGGAGGAGCGATAGGATGCTCTGGATCAACCGGCCATACCGGAAGCTGGCTAGCGTCTTCACCGCCATCACCGCCGACCGGAGGCAACCCTTGATCAGGACTACCACCGCCACCGGGACGGCTGGGACGCGAGGGAAGATGGCCGGGACGTTCCCCACCACCGCCACCACCCCAAGCCGGGGGTAGACCATGGCCGGGACGTGGGGGACGCCCACTACCGGGGGGCCGATTACCGGGACGTGGGGGACGACCCCAACCGCCACCGGGAAGTCCTTGATCAGGATGCCCGCCTTCATCGACACCCCAACCGGGGTCCGGCCCCTCCTCGATACCGTAATCGGGATCAACCGGACCTCCGCCCCCACCGGGCCGACCGCCCGAGGGGATAATATAAGCCCAATAACCTCTTGCCATGCGTTTACTCCTCGTCAAAGTTTAACTGCTCGCAGTTAACGTTCTTGTGGTGATCGATACGCTGGGCGTTGTGTCTGGGTTTCAGCCTCCTCTTCCTCGAATACTGGAAGTTCCGGTGCATCCGGTTCTTCCGTTCCCATACGACCCGGCATAATGGCGCGTGTTGGCACGCCTACCGGCTTGGGTTCTTCATCTTCGACCGCCGAACCATCCGCTATTGTTCGTCCACGAAGATGTTGCCGGTCTTCTTCGTGACCGGGGTGGGCGGGCATTCCGGGTATCTGTTGCCCCGGCATGTTCTCGAATATCGACTGCTTGTCCTGTGCTTGTGGCCGTAGCATACCGGGACGTTCTGGTACGGGACCGATGTCGGTTCCCGCTCCCGCTTGTGGACTCAAACGCTGGCTCCCCGGCTGACCGGCTTCCGGTCTGTCGGGTGGACCCGACCGAGGATATTCCTCCTGCTGGGGATACGACTGGGCGGTCCTGCCAGACGGCGGCCCCTGCGGCGCGGGTCGAGCCGGGGGAGGCGATGATGCCTGGGGTGCTTGTGGTGACGGTGGGCGTGGTGCTTGTGCCATAACTACTCTCCTTCAAGTTAACCCCCCTTCTCCGGTTCCGATAGTTCGCGTGGTTCCGCGTAATTGAGCGGCACCGGAATTTGTTCAATCTTGTCGAGCGCAGCCCATGTTGCGGGGCCGACAATACCATCAACGACAAGTTTCTCAGTACGTTGTAAACCCTTTACAGCGTTCTCAGTGATCGGGCCAAAGATACCATCCACAAGGGCCAGATCAAGTATACGCTGTACGGTCTTAACGTCTTCACCCCGCGATCCGCTTCGTAGTATAGGACGCGACGTTGATGGTGCTTCTGGGCTTGGTTGTGCCGTCCCACCGGGGATTAAGTCCCACGGCTTCTCGTCATCGTAGTGGTGCTTATGTTGGTGAACGCTTACGTGAATGTGCGATGAATGGGGATTGCTCCCCGTATAAGTGCGCCACGTCCATGGAGAAGTTGTCGAACTGAATATACGTTTATTAGAGATAACGTATTTAACTCGGGGGTCACGTTTCTGTCGTAGATGCTCCGCAATGGCCCAAGTATCCACCCTATTCTTAGGATCGTGTGTAATATCAAGAGCCGTAACAACTCCCATAGAGCCATCTTTCACCCATGGGTTATGGTCACTCGTAGTTGATGCATGTGCAGCATCGCCAATCCAACCATCCGATGCCTTATTACGGCCCGGTGAATGCTGGTTAAATTGTGCCCGCATCTTGTCGAGCGATTTCGCTATGCGATACGCCATGTTAACTGCTCACAGTTACGGGAGAAGTGTAACGCACTATACGCGAAACGTCAAATAATGTCAAGCCCCATTCGGAATTTCCTAATAACAATAATAAAACGGTCATATATACCCTATCTAATAATTGTATAAGTACACCTAATAAAAGCATTTGACTTTTCCAAAGAACTAGCGTATAATGGGGGCATAAATCGAAGGAGAGAGATCGAGCGCGAGGCCGAGCTTCCCCCTCCAGAAGGCACGTAGGCGAGGCGGATTGGCACCGTGGGCGGCTTTTATAGGGGGGCTGGTAGGGTAGTAGCCAAGAGCGGGAGACAGCCCTAGACGAGCCTTTAAATAAAGCCCAATGTTGATTAGTACATTCCATCATCGTAGTTCTTAACTGCGGGCAGTTAGCGCGCACCCCATCGTTTCCAGCCAGTTCGAGATGCTGGCTCTACTTGTCCACCCTTCTTAAGCTTAATATGCCCAGTGGAATTTGCTACAGTCTCCACAAGGTTCTGTGTGTGAGCGGCATGAGAGGAAGTAACCTCGCCGCCTTTCTTGTATCCCTTCTTCTCTGGATACTTGCCGCCATGTTTGGCTTCTTCGCGCTTCTCACTCATCATGATAGCCACCGCTTGGTTCTGATCCTTCACCACTGGCCCCGTCTTTGAGCCGCTGTGTAGTTTCCCCGCCTTCCAATTGTGCATCACTTCGTCTGAAGGCATCGCAATCTCCTATATCACCGCAACAACTAATTCCCATGCCGAAGCAATGCGTGCATGGCATGTTATCGATGAAGTTCCTACCGTTGCACCATTCACATCGCATGTATCTCTCCTATAGCTGGCGGTACCTCGGCCGAGCGCGACGTGCATAGAGACGCCGATCAAAAGAGTGGAGAATAACTGAAGAAACACGAACGCCTCGGTAGGGGCTTCTGGGCATCAGTATGGCATCCTTCCTGATAACATTAGTATGATCAGGATGATCAAGAGTACCCCTAACAAACCAATACCGCCATGACCATAGCCGTAACCGTAGCCCCACGGCGCACGAAGATAAGATCCACCCACGCCGCCAAGGAGAATGACGACGAGGAGGATCACTAAAATTAAACCAATCGTGCTCATCGTTACCTCCTTAACTGTCAGCAGTTAACGTAAACCGTATACGCTTGCCCTATGTTCTAACTCACCCCGCGATTGTGGAGTGTCTGGATAGCCGAATATGGTTGGTCGTGCCGCACGTTTAGCGGCTGACTGTAGCTGGGTTACACTCATCCGAGAATCAGGGTTACTCTCGTTATAGTCGCGCATCGCTTGTATAGCACCAGCCCGGTCGCCTTGCGTCCACATTTCTGTTATGTTGGCGCGTTCACCCGATAGTTGCTGGCGATCTAAATAGGTCATATGCCGCGCTTCACGGGCATGGGCTTCTGTCTGAGTGGTAAAGCCGAGCGCCCGTCTTAACGCATCTGGCACACCCACTGGCTCAGTAAGCACATGGCCCGCTCTCGTAGTGACGCCTTGGTTATATAGCTGATAGGCTTTGATAGGATCAGTGATCGCTCTCGGCACCAACAATTTCAACGCTTCTGTCATATTGCCAGCTTGCAGATCACCGATCCCCTCTAACCCATCCCCCATGATAGCGCCGGGTACACCAGAGACAAACTTAAGCCATGTCTCATTCATGTCTTGCGGTTTAGCTGCGTGCAGTTGTGTCAGTCCAGTTAGGTCACTGATACCACCACGGTGGGTTAGATCAACACCAAGCGCGCCACCTAATCCACTCATCAGAAGATTGGCGACTTCTGGACTTGTATTGTCTGCCGCCATCGTGCGAAGCTTGTCTTCGTAAGTATCCCAAGTATTGGTTAATCCGAATATACTCATGATGTTGTTGATATCTTCTATCGGTTCCGGCACTGCGCCTTGCACACCCGATAGCGCCATCGACGCACCCATCAACCCGCCAAGCGTGCTTAGAGCTTGCCATCGTTCTTCTCCCGTTGCACCCCAACGCAAGGAGTTGTAAAGCGCTTTGGTTACAGTCTTCATCAAGATCAGAGGGAACGACTTGAATTGTGCCACGGCGCGAACATTGGGGTTACGGAAAGCCTCGATACGATTAAAGGCTGAGAACTGTCCTTGCGTCTCCGCTACCCTATCTGTCGCCCAACGGTAAGCCTCCTCACCTCTTAGGCCAAACCGATCCCGCGCTGTACGATAAAACATCAAGGTGGAATTAAACCGGTTAATGGCGTCGGCGCTACCAATAATCTCTTGCGAGATGTTGCGGCTACGCTGTTCGAGCCGATCCATCATCCCCATACCTCGATACGAAGCGGAGAAGCTGATACCAGTGTGATGTAATAAATCGTGGTCTTCTGCCCATTGGATCGCCTTTAACTCGTCGTCTGTGCCGCCATGCTTCTGGAGTTCATTCTTAAGTGCATCAATAAAATCAATCGGGTCTTTGTCATAATCCCATGCTCGCTGGAACGCGCTCTTAAATCCTCGACCGATAATGGGCATACCACCAGACATTTGCTTGTAAGTATTCAAGGCGACACGGAAAGCAGGGAACCAACCGATATCTCGCGCTAGCCTTGGGATCACAACCAACGGCATGTGAAGTTGATGATAAGCAAGGAACGCTGGCGAGACGAGATACTTTAATGTTGCCATCTGAGAAATATGGCCCCACATCTTGGACATATTCATGTCGCTAAGGGCGTCTTGTTGGAAGTTCGTTGTGCGATCCACGAACATATTCAAGGCAGCTTGTATATTAGGATCGTTACGATTGGCTTTGGCGTAGTCTTTCATCTGATTGATGTTGTCATCAATCGCGCCACGATGCTTTGCCATGGCTTGGAAGCCAGCCGATGATCGTCTCCGCGTATCCATTGTCTTCAGAATATCTTCACTCGCCCCGGCTGTACGGTTACGGCGTAGCATACTCTGCGATATACGGTTGCCCACCATGTTCGCTATTGCTACATGCTCGATAGCTTCTGCTGCCCCCTTGCGTTCATCAGGAGTGAGATAGGGTAGCTTATCTAGACGGCTGACCATCTGCTTAACTTGCGGGCCAAACAGTCCGTACTTCTGTAGTGGGATATTCTCAGCCGGGATAACTGCTGACAGTGAAGCGGGATCGACCCCAGCTTGAAGCATAGCCCTACGGATTTTCTCACCCTCGACCATGCTATCGGCAAACTCGACATGGTGTGGGTTTACCACCACATGGAACTCTTGTGCTGGCTCCGTCTCGCCACGCCAATCTGGCTCGCTGCTTATGTTATCATGCGTAGTGTATTTCTTCGTGCCATCTTGTTGCGGCCAGAAATGTCTAGTATCCCGATAAGAGGGTAGCCCGACTTCACCGGTAAAGTTGTAAGCCGACTTACGGTCAGGGAAGATGATACGATTTTCTTCATCTGGATGGCGGGTAGCGTTCTTAGGAATTTCATATTTGTATTGACCGATGATCGCATAGCGACCGGACGTGCGCTTGAGTGGGAAATACGGCCCACGCTCCGTCGCGTCTTTGAGCATCTTGTCATAAACTTGCAAATGCTCGATGTTTGGATCGTCGCCGTATTTTTCTTGCTCGTCTTTGGTTAACTTCTTGCCATCGATAACCTTCTGAGTTGCATCCTTCAATCCCACATCGTAATCCATCCTAGCCATATGAGACTGAACTGCGGCACCCAAAGTAGTTCGCGCCGCCTTAATATCGTCTTCGTTTATACGTTCAAACTCATTCCGCACCTTACGATATATCTCTTGCGTAGGTTCTTCCAAGTCTTTATAAGCGGCTCGATCCTTGGCGTGTCCGCCATTGATCGCTTCCCAATGATCCATGTTCGACTCTTCGGGGTTCTCCCTCTCACGGATGAATTTGTTCTTGCCTTCACCCAGTTCATAGTCTGGATGTGCGCCATTCACAGTAGATGATATCAACAAGTCAACCAGCTTATGATATTCTTCTGGCCTTTTATTCCATAGCGTGGCGACCGACTTCATAACCGGGTTCGATAGCTTAAGGATATTCTCGCGCTCAATCCCTTGCGCTGACATATGCTCAAACACCTGACGTATCGCGCCACCAAAATGCCCATTCTTCTCCATCTCAACCATCCACTCGCGTGGAGAGTTAAACAGTTGCTTGATGCGCAGCATAGCCCCCGTGCCGCGAGGTGTAACCTGTTCATCAACGATCTTACTTATCCTACCCTGTATGCCATTATATTCTTTGGTCAGGCGGGTGGGCACCTCCTCATCGTAGAAAGCTGTTGGCGGTTTCTTTGCTTGTGCATCTATAACCGCATCCTCACGATGGGCGATAGCACGCTCGCTTAGTGCCAGTGCAGCCTCAACTGCGCCTGTCTCTCGCGGTCCAAACCCTAGAGCTTTCCTGATACCCGCTAGCACACCCTCGAAGATTGTCTTCTTCCGCCATACCGGTATGCCTATATCTTTGGCAAGCTCAGGCGATATCTTAGCGCTCTTAAAGCCCTCCATCACATCTTTGTTAGTCATAAAGTAAGTCAGCCACTCTATCGAGTGTCTAAGGATATCCTCGCCCTTGGTGACATCTTTAGCGCTAACGGGGTCGGCCTCACGCCACAGCCGAGCTACCAGAACACCCAAACCTTTCGTTTCAAATATACCCTTGATCGTAGCGGCATGGAAAGCTTCATGGAAGATAGAAGCGCGCTCGCCCTTGGGGTCAAGGTCTGTATTGAGATAGATGCGGTCTAGCTTGGTGTCGTACTTGCCATAGATGTTTCCTGCTGGACCGAGCTTGCTCATCTCCGAATCGTTAAGCAAATGAACTGGCGTATCGCCAACCTTATCGATAATCTTCGACATCATTATCCGCGCCATCCCCCTAAACACAGGTGGGAAGATGGATGGGTTAACCTTACCTAAAGCGTCTCTTACCGTCGTTGTCTTATGGGAGGTAACGGTTCCTTCTGTACCATCACTCATATGTGCTGGAACTTCACCATCCTTGGTCTTACCCAGTAGTTCATCGAACGATACAGCCTTCAATCCTACCTTGGTAGTCGGCTTGTCTTCACTGAATGCCTTCTCGATACGATTGAGATCAAGACCTTCCTTAACTGTTGGCAGTTTACCCATTAACTCGCCAAAGGATACAGCCTTTCCAGCTTGCAGGGCTTGCTCTGCTTTTTCGGCTTTCTTCGCTGCTTTAGCTTCTTCTCGCGCCTTGGATGTTGCAATCGCCTTTGCTGCCTTGCCAATAGGGACTGTAGGTTCTGCGGCTTCTTCGGCATGCTTGGCCTTAAGTTCTTCGGCTGACGTTACGGCTTCGGCTAGCGTTCCTCTCTGCTTGCCAGCCATTTTGGCGTCGATTTCAGCTTTAACTTTACTTAGGTCATGGTATAGCCCAACCAATTGATTGTTGCTCATATCCTCCGGTCGAAGATGCTTCAGTGCCGGAAGATTAACCGATGCCTTTACCAATGGGTGATCACGGAACTCATCTTTCCAAGCCGCCCATTCTTTAGAGCTAGCCTCTATCGATGGAGGTTCAGGTAACGGTTCAGAGAACTTATGCTTGACTTCTTCCTCTTCTGGTATCTCTTCATGCTCACCGCGTAGTTGTTCCCCCTCTGCAACTTGACCTTCCTCACCCTCTTTGAACTGACGCACGCCAGCTTGCGGGCCTTTGCCCGTCTTCGCCATCATGCGCTCGGCTTCTTTGGAACGTTCCTCTAATATCTTATTGTATTCTTTGGCGTGGTCCATATCGGGGTGAGTTAGTCGTTGCTCACGCTCAATGTATCGTTGGATATCTTCAGTATGGAATCTGCCTTTTTCCTTGTCAAACCTAGCCAGTAAGCGCTTGGCTTCGTCAATAACCAACACGCTAGGCGAATGAGTAAGAGTGTCCTTAGCGGCACGAATAAATAATTGCGGTGTCTTTATCCCAGTCTTAGGATCGTCAGCCGCAGCCACCATCGCTTTCAGGCGATTGACTAATCCTGTTGTCGCCCCTGTGCCACCGGACTTCTCTGGTTGCCATGCCAGCCAATCTTTCGCTGTCGCAGGATGCTCTTGTACAATCTGGTCAGCACGGCGGTTGTTCGATATAAAGGCGGCTTTCTCTGGCTTGGTTAAGTTCTTCCCTTTCCGTTCTTCGAGGGGCTTAACTTCCTTTGGCGCTTTGGTTGTTTGCAGTTTTTCCAGCAACGGCTTGAGCGCTTCGCCCATCACCGTCGTCGGCTTAATTGCTTGCAGTTTAGGTTCGGCGGCAGCTTTAAGCGGCGCTTTGGGTGCGGGCGCTGGCGCTTCCGCTTCCCGTGCTGGTGCTGGGGTAGGCGCAGCCTTGCCCTGCTCGGCTTGCTTAACCTGTTCCGCCCACTCATCGTACCCCGGTTCACCCGGTTGCACTTCCCGTGGCGGTTCGACGCGAGGAGGTGGAGAAGGCGCACCGCCTTCGGGAACATCCGCAAAGTCGCTCGCTGGCGTAGGCTTACCGCCCAATGGTAGGCCAGCCGTAACGTCTGGTTTGGGTGGAGCTTGAGGAGCTTGCGCCGCTGCTTGCTGCGGTGCTGGTTGTTCTGGTTGAGCTTGCGGCTCCTTAACTGCTTGCAGTTTATCGTGGGCGGCGGTTAGCGTCTCTCGGTTCATCTTGAGAAGATCGCTATACACCAAGGATGGGTCTGATGCCCGCAGATCGCGGATCATCGAGTGGCGTTGGAACATCCACTGTGGTGCGAGCGTATCATCGAGCGCCGCATTCTGTTCGTCCCCAACTGGGCTTGACGGGGTACTGGTTGTCTTCTTTGTGGTGGTTTTGGTTGCTGTATCCGCCTCTGGTTTTAATCCAGCCCGTCCAGTTCCTTCAATACTTGCGTTACGCCCTGCTACTGGATCTTCATGTCGCTCGTTAGCCGCTGTACGCTTGGCTTCATTATCCATCCCAGTATAATCAGAACTGGGAGGGAAGTCAGCGGATCGTCCTCTAAACTGATAACCACCAAGTTTTAAAGCATCTGCCATAGATTCATCAGATGGCGGACCTTCGGCTCGCGAACCAGATGCATCTATAGATGGGCGCGGTATATCCTGTGGACGGAAACCAGCGGATCGCTCTGGTGGCGGTTCACGATGAAAGATACGTCCTACGCCACCACCCACTGCGCCAATAGCTGCACCGGTTAGTGCAGCCTCACCCGCATGTTTCCATATATCCTCATCGCTGTCCGCATCTAAACCCAACCCACCTAGTGCATGCGCTTGTGCTGCATCCATAAACCCAGTTTGTAGTCCCATAGCGGTACCGGCTTCTGCCGATCCACCCACTATACTCTTAAGCGCACTCTGTCCTGTACCACCAAGTAAACCTCGACCAAAGAATTTTGCTGCCGGTCCTAGATAGCCTACTCCGGCTCCGGTAACGCCAGCAACAAGCAACTGTTCGGCATCGTTCACATGGTTGTGAGCAAAGGTTTGTCGTGCATCAGCCTCCGACATACCTCCATCAACTAAAGCTTTATATTCGGAATTGCGCTCCAACTCCCAACTTGGAGCTTCAGCCACGGCATGATAGAAACTATCCGCAGCCTGTCCAGCCGATAGCCCACCATAGACCGCAGCCGCTGCGGCGGGACCACCTACTGCTTCTGCCGCGCCAGCGGGTACAAGCATTGGTATTTGTTGTTCGGCCCCCATAAGAGCGCCGTGTATCCAATGCTTATTCCATTTGGTTGCGGTGTCCTGCCCTGATGGCGACATTTGATTAAACGCATCACGGGCCGACTGATTGGCTTCGTCAGCTAGGGCGTCATAGGACTTGCGCGAATCGGGATCAGATTGGATTTGCGCTATACCACGACGCACACCCGCCAGTGTATTCAGGCTAGCGCCATACAGGTTAAGCAGATGATCGTTAAGCGTTGGCGCTTGATCAGGAGTCGGCTCTATAGATGGATCAGTGAGCTTGTAACCGGGGTCAGCATCAGAGTTACGTAAACCATAAACGTCGCTACCCCCACCGCGATGGTAGATATCGCTAGGTGCTATATCATAACCGGGATAGTCGGCCATTATTGTTCTGGCCCCGTTATGCCAATATTATCATCCGGCATAGGTATCCCTCGTGGTTGATCTGCTTGCTTAAGCCGCTCCTCAAACGTCTTCCTACCAAGCTCTCGACCGCGTATACCTTGTGCTTCAGTATGAAGTTTCTGGACTTGACGTGACATATCTGCCGCACGGATATTATGCGCCAGTTTATCCATGTCTCGATACGTGCCATCAGACATAACAAACGTATGAACATTCTGTCCATCCGTTATCGATACATGCACACGCTTATCAGTGGAATCGTAGGTCGCGGTAAATGGTTGTGCATAATAAGACGACGATAGCATCGTCTGCGCCATACGAGCAGCATCGGGCATATCAATTTTACCTTGCGAGAAGCGATAGATATCGCCTACCGCTTGGGAAACGGTTCCTTGATCTGCTTTCGGCACCCAAAGCTTACCAGAGTTTGCAGCCCTATCAGGATCGTCTTCGACAATACTCGGCGTGACTTCAGTACCCGCCTTGTTCTTAGTGCCATAGACAGCATCCTTAGCTGCCTCACGCACAGATTGTTTAGTACCGCTCGCTATATCCTCTTTGTATGCGTCAGTCCACGCGATAGGTTTCTCAGCGGCGACCGTAGCCGTCTCTTGCCGTACTCGGTCCTCATGTCCACGGTTCAAGCTATCTTGCAATAGTTTCCCATCGATCTCGCGTTGCTGTGTCCGAGTAGCAGCAAGTTCCCTAGCTTTCTCTGCTGCCCCTAACTTAGTGGCTTCCCAAATCTTAGTTAGGTTTGCAGCCTTTGCTCGCGCCCCTTCAGTCTCATCTCCTAATCTAGCAGAGAGATCACTCTTGAAGGCATCCTTCTGTCTGTTCTCCCAATCCTTATGCTGATTGATGTAAGTCGTAATCAACCTATTACGCCCTTGCGGCGTAAGGTTTGGATTGCTTATATCAGGTTGCTGTGGCTCATCATCTGTCGGTAGAAGTTCATTGTCCTTGTCGTAATACTTGGACCTGACTTCTTGCTCTATACCGGCACGATTAATAGGTAACTCAGCCGGTGGGGCCGCACCAACTTGATCAATAGGCGATGTAGTCCCTCGCGCTCGCAGAGTTGGCATAGTGCGTGGTGTCGCTGAACCGGATGCATCGGCAGTAGGCGCAGATGGATGCTCACCAGTTATCGGTGCGGCGGTTGTCGCTCCCGGTTGTGTAGGTGCGGGTTGTTCTGTAGGTATCGGGCTAGCCGTTGGCTGTGGGCCTTCACTGCTAGCAGTTACGGGGGCTGGCGTCGGTGCTGCTGCTGTTTGCGCATCACCGCCTCCACCACCCCCACCCGCAGGGGCAGCTATAGGCTGTATCTTCGGCTGACCCGGTTGATCCGGTAGTGGTCCTTGTTGCCTCCTATGCTGGGGGAACATCTGCATAAGCTGTTGGTTCTCAGCTTCAGCGGAAGCGTTCTCTCGCTGCTCCTTCTGCTTCTCTTTTATCATGGCGGCAGTTTGAGGGTCATACCTTGAAGACATCTCTTCAAGTTGATTATAGTACATGCTCCCATCTTTGATCTTAGTTGCTATTGCGAGCAACATCGGCGCGCTAATTTCTCCCTGCCACTTAGTCTTGCCATTCAAATCCATTTGTTTAGCGAGGATAGTATTGCCCGTATCAGGGTTAATTTTACCTTCAATTGTAATACCGTTAGGCGTGTTCTCACTAGCTGCATGAATGTTATCAATAGCTCCTTGGAGATCACCATTCTGATAAGACTGTACGGCTTTACCGCCATACTCAGCCGTAACAGAATTAAGATACATAACAATTGAAGCGGCAGAACGGACTGCTCCCTCTGGATCGCCGTTAGCCAAGTGCCACTTGTAAACACTCTCTAGCCCGCCTATCACTCGCAGTTCGCGATTGAGATGCCCAGTGGGGTCAACATCGTTGAACAACTGTTCGGCTGGACCGGCTACTCCCGCCGCTGGAACTTTGTTAGCGAAGTCGCGCCGATTAGTTTGGATCATTGGATCGTTCGGCAATGGTCCGCCTTGTTGCTGTGGGCCTAACCCAAGCGCGCTACCAAAGAAATGAAGCACACTGCTAACTGCCGCAGTTAAGCCATAGGATGGATTACCATAACCATCGTTGATTTGCGGGAAATCAGATGGAACATTTGGCGGTCTATTCAGAGGTTGCCCATCCGGCGTATAGAGAGGCGTACCTTCTGGATCGGCAAAGCCACCCTGCATTCCACCGGCTGACCGCGCAGACGGACGGGGCATACGCATACCGGGTCCGCGCATACCCATGCCACCCATACGGCTTCCACCCATACCACCCATGCCACCCATGGGAATACCAGCTATCCTATAGGATGCATCTTCTGGTGTCGGAGTATAACCACCCTGACCTTGATCCCCCGTATAATCAGCAGAAGCAACTTGAGTGCCATCACTTACATCACCGCCATCATCGTAACCAACTATGCCACCTTCAGCAAAGGTCGGTACACCTTGAGCGACAAGCGATGGTGCGGATGCATAGGACACACCTCGTCCTACACCTGCCCCATAGGGAGAGAATGTTGCGGTATTATAATAAACCGGCGGAATGGGTTGGCCTTGCCCACCTAGACCCGGTGGCATACCAAGCGCAGCCGGGGATACGTCACCGCCATCATCATAACCAACTACACCACCCGCCTCGTATTGGAATGGTGCATAGGATGAGCGTGGGCGTGTCATTATTGACCCCGCCACACCTTGATTTTGCGAGTTGGGTTGCCCCGTTGTATTTGACGAGGGCGGTGTAGTTGTCGCTGCTACTTGCGGATTACTATAGTCCGTCGAAGGGGTACTACCACCGCCAAACGATGCCACTCCCGGCGTCGTGCTTGGCGGCGTAATTGGTCCTGACTGTCCCTGTGCCCAAGTTAATGGCGTACCTGTCACCGGAGTTGCTACAGGTGGTGCAGGAGCCGGTGCGGGTGCAGGAGCCGGTGCGGGTGCAGGAGCCGGTGCGGGAGCCGGTGCAGCAGCGGGTGCAGCAGCCGGTGTAGGGGCGGGAGGTTGCCATGTACCAGCAATCATCGCGTTATACTGCGACACTTGATCAGGGGTCATCTGGTTAAAATCAGTGCCTAATTCCTGCCCACCAATCCCACCTTGTCCCGGCCCATAAGATGTATAATAGAATGGGCTCTGTTGGGTTAAATCAACCGGCGTCATGCCGGGTAGACCAGTCATATATTGATCCGCTGCCAATACATTCCCTGTCAACGCAGTCGTTGGCTTAGGAGGCACTGGCGTATAAGACGGATATTGTGAAGAAGCAGGATTGCCGCCAGCCTGAAGCTTCACTACCGGCTTGGTCGGAATACCACCTTTCGCAAACCGTTGAATGGGTCCGCCCTTGCGCGATGCTAATGCACCCGCTGGGGATACATCATCTCCTTCATCGAACCCTTGATCCTGTTGTTTATAGGGTGCAGCAACAGGTCGCGCTTGCGCTACCTGACCGGGCTGCATCGGTATCCCAGTTGTATTCTGACCAGCAAACGGATCTTGCACCGGAATATCGGTACGGGCTGGCGGTACATCCGGCACCTGAACAGATGGCCCTCGCTGTGGTTCTTCAGGTTCTTCCGGCGGTGGCTTAGGCGGCGGTCCAGCAGCGGAAGCTGTCTGCGTGCCAGTGCCTCCTCCCCCTCCCGTTGCGGGAGCCGTAGGAGTATCCGTATCGCCGTGAATAGCTTTCTTGATTTGGTCAGCCGCTTGTTTAATCGACGCGCCAATACCAAGATTATGTTGTTGCTGCGTTAGCGTAGTTGGAGGCGTAGGCGTTGTCGTTGGCGGCGGTGGTGACTTCGCATCTTGCTGTTGACGTTGTACCGTGTTCAATGGCTGATTGGGACGCCAGAACGGATCACGGTTTAAAGGTGAACGCGCTGAACCGATGGCTTGATGCTGTCCGCCTAATGCATACGGACCTTCTTCTGGTGCGGGAATACCTTTCGTTGGCGGCGGGGCTTTCTTTTGAGCCGCAACTTCTTTTGCTTTCGCTGTTGGTTTGTCGGCTTCTTTGCCAGTTTTCTTATCACTGCTAGCAGTTAAGCTACCCGGCGCAGTTTCGCCCTTTTCATTTCGCGGCCAAGGTTCATGCTCGTATGAGGGCGGTAACGCTGTCCGTCCCGGCCCTTCCGGCCCCATCTGCGGAGGTTGCTGCGGCATCCTCTGTCGAGCGATGATGCTAGGGTCAATTGGTCCTGATCCAGGCACAGGAGGTAGAACAGGCTGGTCAGCTTCACTCCAATCCCGTCCAGTGGTCCTGCCTACATTTTCCGGTCCAAGTTCACGATCCTGAACTGGAGGGAAGGCGGGTTGGTCAGCTTCACTCCACCGGGTCCGCTGCCGTCGCAACATCTCTTGCTGTTCAGCCGTAGTCGCAGTAGGGCCAAATCCCATCGTCTGCGGATCAGGCTGATCACCGGGTGCCGGGTATCGTCCCTCTCGACGGGTCGTTTGATCAGTTGGGAACACATCGCTTCGATCAGGCGTAACGATGGGTTCGTCTGGGCCATAGCGGGTCGCCGCCTCTTGCGCATGTCTGCGAATGCTTGGGTCTTCCGGTCCAGATGCACGTTGGGGTGGACCCTCCCACGGTCCTGCAACATGGTAAGGCTCAAACGGTTGAGCCTCTGCCCGATCATCAGGTGTTTTTGTAGGTGCAGGTTTATCATCCTCCTTAGCAGGGATGGGTTCAGGCTTATCACCCGCATTATAATGCTTCTGCCAATCAGGATGATCGTGCTTATATTGCTCTGCCTGTAAGTCTTCACCGCTCGTCTTGGGATCGACAATCTTCTCCCAACCCGATTTGACAGGCTTCTCATCCGCCTTAACTGGCTCTACCCGTGGCTTAGTTGTATCAGCAGGAGCCTTAGCCCTAGTAACGGTCGATGGAAGATCAGTAGCCCGCGTTGATGTTACTATCGGGTCTTCATGCCGACCACCAGATACTACTCTATTGGCTACCGAAATGCGATATCCCATATTCGCTTTTGCTGGATCACCCCTCTCAAAACCACTGAAAAATTTTTGTGCCGCATCTTCAGCAGTATCATTGGTTGATCTCAAATAGTCTCGCAATTTAGACATCTTGGGATCATGCGCCATCTCATAATCCAGATAGTCGAGATGCGTATGCCAATCCCCCATGTCTCGCTTATTATCCGCAACCCACTGCTTAAACGCAGTACCACGCTCGTTATGCCATTGAAACATACCGAACGAAGTTCCACCATCACCGGGCTTTGTATTCGGATTAAGTCCGCTCTCCTGTGCGCCATTACCAAGAACAGCCGCCGCACCACTCTGAGAATATCCTAGCTTATCGACAAGATAATCCTTCATCTCCCCAATAGTTTTATCGTTAACAGTAACGTGACCACCGCCACCACCTTCTCCAATCTGCCCCGCACCACCATACCCACCAGCATATGCGCCCGCACCGGGAGGGGTCTGGTTGCGAAGACTACGGTAGTATTCAATCATCTCATGGTACCACTCCTCCATCATTCGCTGACGGCGAGCGGCAAGGTACGAATTAACGAACCCGGCACCAAAAGAACCTAAATACGCGACCATGTTAACTGCTCACAGTTAAGCGGGCATCGGTATTCCTGACGCCTGATTATAACCACTAGGCGACGGTATTGCTCTTTGAGGCATAGCCATTTGCGTTGGTGGTGCTTGTGGCTGACCTTGGGGTTGATTTTGTTGTTGCGGTTGTGGAGGCGGACCTACTGATTGTTGCTGACCGGGACGCGACACAAACGTGGGTTGTTGAGTGGGGATACCCTGTACCGGCTCACCACCGATATCGTTGCGTTGCCCAAACATCTGCATTTCTTGACGCGCTTTATCGATCTGCGTCACCATTGCTTTCTGACCCACCCACTGGGATACATCCTTGGGCATAACAAATTCACCCGCAGTGAGTTTAGCATCTACGTCATCTTCAGTTTCTCCACCACTGGGGGAGATATGAGACGGGACAAACCCTCCCGGTGTACCGCCAGTGGGAACTGGGATAGCTTGTTGTGGCTGACTTCCATCCGGCACCACGCCAGCCCCTTGAAACTTCCAAACCGGACCCCCCACTCTAAAAGCAACAGGACCGCCCTTATTAAGGAACTTACCAACGATATTGCCAACCATACTGCCTATGCCTTGCGATTGCTCCGCAGACAATTGGGCATAACCTAACTGAGCCGTATTGTAAGCATTAACGGCGTTTGTGTAGACTGCCATATTATTCGCGCCAGTATTGAACCAATTGGTTGGCGCGGTTAGGGCAGATGATCCTGTAGAGAGATTGGATTGGGCTGTACTGGCTGCACCGGTTGAAGCTCCTGTCCCAGCTTGGCTCGCGCCAGTTGCCGCATTGGTCAACTGTCCAGCGGTATTCGCCACCCCCTGTCCGGTATTGATAGCGCCTTGCTCCAATGCCAATTGCTGAAGTTTGAGGTTCTGCGCTGCCGTTGTCCCTGCCGCTGCTTGACCGGCACCAGACATGACATTCGCGCCAACCTGTAGACCAGCAAACCGTGGCGAGCCGGGGTTAACACCATAGGACAGTAACTGTTCATTGGCGGTATTCAATCCAGCTTGCGATTGCTCCGCTACGTTAGCTTGTGCCTGACCCGTAACCAAGTCGATATTACCGGGTGAAGCCCAATTCTCTGCTTGCTGAACGTAAGCTATCTGTAGCGGTTCATAGTATTGGTTCCACAAGTCCTCCTGTTCTTTGGAGAATGCTTGCATCTGCTCTGAGCTAGCGAGTTCCTGATTGGCGAGTTGAATAGAGATTTGTTCTGACTGATCGACGAGTGGTTGCTCTTGGTTCCAAACATTCTGCGCCCATTGCAGTTGTTGCTCACCGAGGCTGTAGGCCATATTGGCGGCTTGTACGCTCGCCATAGCCTCATACATACCACTCGCGTTTGCCGATCCGCCTTTATCACCGCCCACCTTATCCTCCTATATGTTCCTGAGAATATTCGTGGACCTCGACAATATGAGATTTATCCAATGGAGCAAACTTAACTGCTGGCAGTTTCATCCTAAGAAATCGACAATCATCCGCATACATACTCATAACAACTAATCCTTCTCCTCCGAAGAAAACATCTTCGATGATCGCTTCTTCGGTGAAACCAAGGTTGCGGTTAAACCGCCTCGCTCTCGCGTTGCTTTCTGGTACCCGACCAAATAACTTCTTAATGCCTCTAACTCTGAATACGTAGTTGAACACTGCCCACACGAGTTCGCGTGTGGCCCAATTTGGTCTAAAAGAAGCTGAATGTATTTCACAACTCCATCCATTGTCATGAAGAATTAACACTCCTCCGGTTAGCCGATCATTGCTATCGTAATCAGCAATACAATAAATTTTCGCACCAAGATTAACCCCAGCACAATCAGCAACTAAACGAATAGCGTGAGCATCGTTGATCCTGATCATGGCCCTACCACAATTGGCGCATTAACGTGAATAACACCGCTTGAATCGATCCATAATACGGGTTGACCAGATGGATTTAAAATAGCAAATTGTTGACGTGCCGGTGTATCGATAGTGCCTAAAGCAAGTGCCCACCCTTGATAAGTAGCATCCTTAGCCACTACACCAGCATAAGTACCCCCCATAACTTGAATAGTGAATTGATTACCCGGTGCAGGCTGCAAGTTCTGTGAACAATCCAACGGGAAAACCTTAGTCCATGCAAGATCATGCCGCCCATAAGTATTCACATCAACCGGTGCTTCCACTATACCCTCACCGGGTGGACCCTGTGGACCGGCTGGACCTTGCTCGCCAACTACACCACCCCCCTGAAGATCATCACGGGTTACAAATATCTGAGCAGCAGAAGAAGGTGTATAATTAGGGTTCGGGCTTTGTGCATTAATGATAATCATCTGCAATGTTTGTTTGATTGCCAACAAGCAAGGAACGATTGTCGCCAGTGTATTACCGGGATCGGGGATCGACGGATATATCGTTCTACTAGGCAACTTTAAGCTCCTTCACCGACGTTGCCGCCTTGAAGAATTTCATGCGGATTACACCCTCAAATTGAAACTCCCACTGTGTCCACTTAGCACCATGAGGAATAAGCAAAACTTCGCCTGATTGTTGTACCTCTCGCACCACCAATTGCTCACCATCCCCAAACACTCGACAGATCAAATACTGTGTTGTTGGATCATATTCTTGAGTTTGATCCGTATTGCGTATCCCCGGCAAGAAAGTAACTTCAGGTGGGATATCGAACAACACCATGAACGCTTTAAACTGTTGGGGGAAAGTAAAGCGAAACTTCTTTGTCTTGTATATCCACGGCCATAAGACCCCACCATTAGGTGGGTTCCACTGATAGACTTGATTATCGGTAATGTAGAATATCTGCCCAGACAACTCATCTGTCAGTGCGTTAACGATGGGTGTAAAGGTCTTAAGATATGTAAACGGCACATTGGTATCGGTGAAATCAATTACACTGCCGTTAATGTAATCTCCTGCATTGGGGTCAATCGACGGCGCACCCATCCCTTTAATAAAGCATGCCATCGACAAAGAGTAACGACCCGATACCAAGTTCCAAGGCTGTATCTGGTACCAAAACTCTTTCTCGAAAATCTGATCAGTTACATTACTGGTGCCACCCGTATTGAGCAAAATATACCCATTGGGGGAAGCATAGTAAGCACCCTCGCCGCCCGCAACAATGGAGCCGCGCCCAATGCATGGTTCATTGGCGACAATCTTACCTATCGTCATCGTATCCGGTGTAACACCGGTCGCGATGAAGGGCGAACCTTCAGTCATGATATTGAGTGAGGTACCATTGGCAGTCAGGCCGACTACCGGATAATCAACCGTCAGAGCATAGACTGCGGGCCACGCATGGGGGAGATAAGGTTCACTGAACCATATCTCACGCGAGTTAGTATACCCAGCAGCAATACCATTCGCCATCAGCACCACACCCTGTAAGCCGGGAGGCGGTGGAAGATAGTTAATAGATTGCAATTGTTGGTTAGCAGTAATGCTCGCATCAGCCGCACCATCAACGACCTGCGTGTAACCTGCCCAATTAATCGCAACTTGCTGCACCTGATAATAAGTCGCATTGCCGCTAGAATCTGTAACCGTGCGATAGAGCCGGTAGTCATCAACGTTGGTACCAGTGCCAGCGGGTGGGGGTGGTATATCAATAATCCAAGCCCCAGCATCAGTAAAGCCATTGGCTACCGTTGGTGGTGAAGGGCAACCCTCTTCACTGTAAGCAGTTACCATCGTATAAACGTAGGCTCGGCTCTCTTGTACGCTACCACCGATTGAAGGCGTAACCGTTGGCGCAGTTACTGGTACAGGCACACCCAATGGCATCATTGGAGTGCCCGATTGAATATTAGCTAATGTATTATAGACAGGGCCGGGACTTGACGTCGGCCACTCTGGATTAGCTCCAGTTGAATTATACTGGTCAGAAGGAAAGAAGTAATACCGATCCCATTGATCGCCTACCGTTGGATTGCGGATCGCTGCCATATAAGGATCGGGAAATTCCATCCATATCGAACCGGTTGCCGAAAAATCAGGCGGGTTGGCCGCAGTTATTGGAATGCGATACACCAATTGTGTATCCGCATATAAAATCGTATAGACTGAACTCTCTTGCCGGAAGCCACGCACCGCGCCTTCATACAACCATGTATTCTCAGCAAACTGCGCGTTAACATCCGGCAAGAGAATAGGATCGCGGAGCGGCAACATGCCGCTAAAATCCGCTATCATAACAGTAGCGACTTTATCCTCCTATTGTTGTCGCTGCGGTCGAAGCTGTTGTGGGCCTCCAGCCGCCAACCGTTCTGCGATCTTCCGCCCTGCCTCCTGTTCGTCCGCAGTGCGAGTGTTCGCTTTTGTACTGGCCTCTTTACCTGCCTTCTGTTCAGCGAGGGTCGCGTCGGAAAGCTGTGGCCGTTGTTGTGTACTTCGCTGACTTTGTGGTCCCATCGGGGTGGTGACTAACATACCCCCTTGTGATGCTCCCTGTGACGGTTGCTTCTGGGGTTGGGGTGCTTCCGGTAGTGCCATTCTTTCCTCCTAGTTTTGCCACTGGTAATGTTGATGAGATCGGTGGAGCGCCATCAAGCACTAAGTCACCTTGCATCAACACATAAGGACCGGCAGCACAAATATCTTGTGTGCGGCGCAACGCATAGCCAGCGAACGGCTGCGTCGGCGTCGGCCTAGCCGGTGTGATTGGGGATGGTAACATTCCTCGCATTCGTTAACTGCCCGCAGTTAAAGCCTTGCCTCTAGTGCTTCAATACGTGTTTGCATCTCCTGTATCGTCTTAGTCAGCGTAGCTACCAACATTATCATGTTTGGCGCTTGCAAATGGTTTGGATCATCTTTGGGACAATGCGCCGCGGTTTCGCCCAGTGCGTCTTGCAGTTCGTGCGCAACAAAACCCCAGCGTTCACGATCATCTGCTTCAAGAACCGGCCTCGTATCTTTTGGCGCATTCCTATACGAAAATTCCTTCTGTTGATAACTGATCGGTCGAAGCTCTTTGACAAGCTCCCAAGTCGAACCTAACGGTTTAATGTTCGTCTTAATCCGATAGTCGCAAGCCGGATTAGCGAAGTCTCTCGAAGTCCAGAATTGATAGACAACACCGGAACCAAACGACCAACCACCAGTATAATAATACCCATTACTGCTTAGGCCGAATTGGCAAGCAAAATAATCATTAACGATAAAAGTCATAAAAGCATCATTGCCCGGTTGGGCAGACATAACAAATTGACCAAAACCGCTTTGACCTAGACCACCAACCGAGGGGAAAACCGATTGTCCTTTAGGGTAGAGGCCACCGCCAGGGGTCAGATTACCGTTATAATCAAGCGTCATCACGCCAAACGATGACACCACGTCTCCAGCCGATACACTTGCCCCGACATTAAATTCCAAACCACCAGCATCAGCATAAATAATAGCGCCCGGTCCATCGCCGTAAGCAACGTTGGCGGGGCCAGCTGGGGTGACGTAAAGGTTGAACCGGATTGCGTTACCGCCGGGGAGTGTTATTTCTTGGAGAAAAGCTTGATCATAGTTCAATGGGGGCGAAGTCGGAACAATCATACCAACAGCTAGCGTTCCAGCCGTTGCTGTGCCATCCACACTCAAATCGCCAGAAAAGGTCGCATCTGTACCAACTAACGGGCCGGTTAACGTTCCACCAGATATTGGCAAATAAGAGTTCAATAAACCACTGGAAATCCATTTGGACCCATCCCAAGTCCAAGCAACTTCACCCGAAGTATAGGTATCGCCAAGAGCGGGCGTAGAAGGGAAATCAAGCACGTGCCGCCTCCAATGCTTCAATACGTTCCATTGCTTCTTGAAGCGCTTTGGTTAAGCTTGCAATCACCGTCCACGGATTAGGCGATTGAATTGTATCAGCTTGATCCTTAACTCCGCTCGCCGCACTCTCAACTAACGTCTCCTGAAGTTCATGAGCGACAAACCCCCAGCGTTCAATATTGTCTGCTTTAACCAATGGAGGTGGAGAGCTACCATCTTTAGTAGGGGCTGGATTTTGTGGCGTATAATCTTTATGGCTATAACGGATTGGCTTGAGTGCCTTCACCCGCTCCCACGTTGATGGTAACGGAGTGATGCTTTTCTTAATTCGATAATCAGAGACAAAAGAAATATACCCCATATACGTAGCATCGATCCATCCCTGAACCGTGCCATCGCTATTGTAAAAAAAGTTGAACCGATTGGCACCGTAGCCGCCGGTCATGCCTTGGCGACATGCGTAGCCATAGCCGGCATGGACATCGAGCGGCAGCCAGCAGTTGCCACCGCTGTCGATGGAGATTGATTGGCCGCTGTCCGAATGCGACAGGATCATGCTGTCGGCGGAGTGCTCCCAATAGAGGATGCCCTTTGACGCGCCTGTGTAGTCGAGGAACCAATAATGGCAATTATCTTCGGAGGTGGGTTGCTGGGTGTAGAAAAGGCCGGATGCGCATGTGACGTAGCCGGAAAACGTCGCTTCACTAGTTTGACGATTAATTTGCAACGGTGCGTCAAGGTAATCGCCATTATCGTCGTAACTATAAAGAGCAAAATCACATCCGGCATTAGCCCCAGTCTCTTCAGTGCCATTACCAAGCGACAAATGCCAACGATCCACACCGGAAGTTGTACCCATAATCGAACGCCAACTATTAAGTGGCGCATCAATGGTCGGGAAATTTGTATTGGCTGGAGCGCCTGTAATTGAAATGGTAAGCGGTACACCATCAAAAGCAGCACCGTTAATCGTTACTGGACCAGAAAAATTAGCATCTACAGCGTTTAACGTACCGGTTAATGTTCCACCCCCTAATGGCAACCATCCCGGTAAGGACATAAATCCATTCGATGCAGCTACCCATTGTTGGCTGGTGCCATCATCAAACCAAACATAAAGATTGCCACCAACGGTATCCCACCATAGCGCACCCACCTTCGCATCCAAAGGTGGTGTAGCGCTTAGTAAAACCGCACCCGTATTAACATCAACATATTCTTTCGTTGATGCTCCTAACGGTATCGTTGGATCAGCAGCGAGAATTAATGGCCCCGTTAACGTACCACCAACTAATGGTAGATATTCAGTCACTACCGGCGCAACACCGCTTACCGTAGTCCACTTGGTTCCATCCCACACCCAAATGGTATTGCCTACAGTAAACTGTTGCCCATTGGTTGGGTTAGCAGGGAAATCAATCACCGAGTTTCTTCCTCGTCAGGCGGAAGGGGTAAACCGGGTTCCGGTGGTGGGACCGGGACATGAGGATGAGGTGGCTGTGGAAATCCGGGGATCGGCGTATTCCCTGCCTGTATCCATTTTTGATATAACAGATACGCAGCATTGTCTGGATCATCTTCCGGCACCAAAGCATTATCTTCGTTGCGGATAAGAATACCATTATTGTTGCGACTGTAGCTATAAGTCTTTGGACCACTCATCAACGCACTCCTAACTGCTAGCAGTTAACGTTCATTGGTATTTAATTATGAATGGGATATCGATGTATGGAGGCAGGTTATTGTGTGGTTGATCCCCACCTGTTGCTCCAAGATAAACCCCAGTATATGCCCCATCAATCCATGCACCCGTTCCCGCAGCATAGACACCCATACTAGTTGCAGCATAGCCAAGGTAGACACCTGTACCCGCAGCGTAAATGCCAATACCGGTACCTGATCCACCAGTTGCTTGCCCAACCATACTCCCTCCAGAACCAGCCGCTATATTGACTGCTGGAGAGGTCCACCCTGTATACGTATGCGCATGACCGGGATCGGCTATACTATGGGCATGGCCGGGATCACCGACACCATGAACGTGGGTAGGATCATAAAGGCTATGAGCGTGACCGGGATCACTAAACCCATGTGCGTGACCGGGATCGCCAACGGGATGCACGTGTGAAGGCATTTCCGGTGTAACGAGGGTATGAGCCGCTTCACCACCAGTTGCGCCAGCAGAAGTAGAAGTTGCCCCACGCGGGAATTTTTGTATCATATAAGGTACAGCAGATGATGTACCGCCAACGGCGGATGTACCAGCATTATATTGATTATTAAGAATAGGCGCAAGTAATGGGATCGCTGAGTTTAAATAGACCGTACCATCACACAATAACCAATTCGTCGGGGGGGTTTGCCCCGACCACATCATTATCCCTCCAATTGGTGCAGCCGCATCTACGGCTGCGGCTAAGGCATTGTTTATACCTGTATCGACGTATTGCTTAGGCGCAGCTTGTAATGCCGCAATTGGATTACCGTTTAGAGTAAGCCCACCGGTCATCACCCCGCCAGCAAGCTTTAAAACGGGTGTCCATGTTGCACTTGCTCGACCATAAGCTGCACCGTCAGTCGGCGCTTCTCTAACCAAATTTGTTGGGAGAGTAAACGTCTGATTGACCGTAATCACCCATTGTTGTGTATTACCGTCATCATACCAAACATAAAGTTGCCCTCCGACATCATCCCACCACAATTGACCCACTGAGGGGCCAGCGGGGGGTGTACTGCCAACTGATACTGCGGCGGATACTTCCTCCCACCCACCATTTTGCCGTCCGTAAATGTTACCATCTAACGGCGCATCAACAAAACCCTGACCGGCTGGGCCTTGTGGTCCCTGTGGGCCTTGCGGACCCGGTGTTCCTTGTGGACCTTGCGGTCCTGTCGGCCCTTGAGCAAATCCAATGTTTATCCATCCAGTAGGATCATTAAGTGTACTGATCCAAACATAGATGTGATTATCAGGGGTATAGAGCATCGACTGCCCCATAACCATCTGAATAACGTTTGGAGGACTATTGGGAGCGTCCCAATTCGCTGGAATAAAACCATTGGGCGGTAACGTAGAAGGATCGTTATTCGTAAACGATCCAACAATAATTGTAGCCGCACCATCGTTACCCGGTGGACCATCTATACCGGCTGGACCTTGTACGCCTTGAGGGCCAGTTGGTCCTACTGGGCCTTGAATACCTTGCATGCCTTGCGCACCGGGCGGGCCTTCTGGTCCAGCTACACCGGGTACACCTTGTATACCTTGAGGGCCGGGTGGTCCTTGTACATCCCCTATGCCAACCCATCCTGAAGCATTAATCGTTGTCCCAACGAAAGTCCAAATATCCTCCGTTCGTGTATCAACCAATCCTTGCCCAAGCGACATTTGATAGGGGTTAGGCGGATTATCGGGACTATCCCAATCGGCGGGAAAAAACCCATCAGGTGGCAGCGCAGAGATTGGTTGATTGGAAAATGATCCAACAAGGATAGCTGTTTGACCCGGTGGGCCTTCTGGACCCTCTGGGCCTTGCGCGCCATCTTGACCATCCGCACCGGGTACACCTTGCAAGCCTTGCGGACCCGCAATACCTTGTGCGCCCTGTGGGCCGGGATCGCCTTGAATACCCTGAATACCGGCTGGACCTTGCGGACCTTGTATACCCGGCATACTGTTCATTGACCCAAGATCAACCCATCCAGCGGGATTAAATTGAGGACTAACAAAGATCCAAACATGTTGATCAACTGTATAGGTCAAGCCGCCGTTATAGGGGATTACGTAAGCTTGAGACGGATTACCAAGGCTATCCCAGTTAATCGGAAAATTACCATTGGGCGGCAATTGTGCTGGTGTTTTATTAGAGAAATATCCAACAATGCGGACAAACTGACCAGCTTGCCCCATTGGACCCGGCGGTCCTTGTATCCCTTCCAGACCTTGCGGACCAAGCGGACCTTGTGTACCTTGCTGCCCTTGAGCGCCCGGTACTCCTGTAGCGCCTATTGGACCTACTGGACCCGTTGGACCCGGTATACCTTGAGGGCCAGTCGGACCTGTAGCTGGAATAAACGAAACGGGTGGAGGCCATTGCGCCCCATCATAGGGTCCATAAAGCTCACCCGTTGAAACATCCAAATAATAATTGCCCTCATATCCCACAATATTTGGTGGAGGGCCAACACCGGCAAGAAAATAAGGACTTGGTAGCGCGGCTGTGCCAATAACGCGCCAAGCGTTCTCCGCAGTATAAACAAACTCTAATCCAGCCGGGGTGGTAAACGTATCTCCAACTGCCGGGTTTTCTGGGAACGAAACATACGAACCAGCCATATACTCTGGAGGCCAACTCGCATCAGAAAATACGGACACCCATCCACCGGGCGGTTCCGCCCATACAAACGTAATCCCACCGGGCGTCGTAACCCGCTGGCCCGGTACCGGGTTAACTGGATATTGAAAGCCCATCGCTTAACTGCTCGCAGTTAGATCACGAACCAGTTCAACCCTGAACCCGTATTCATCCATATACTCAGCACGTTTGTACCCGTATTGAACCACATATCACCGATCTGTGGTCCTGTGGGCGCATTCGCCCCTGTCGTGTATTGCGTAGGACGCTGCGCGGATGATACCCAGAATACGCTATTGCCATCCGTTGCTCGATCATAGATCAAACCATCACTGGTGTTATACCAGCGATCAAGGATGTTCGCTGTCGTCGGCGCTGTATCGCTGACCCAGAATACGATAAACGTTGAACCAAATTTTGTGTTATCCCCATTCAAGATCGATGCTTGTTGATAGATTGTCGATATCGGTGGTCCACCAACGCCGGTCGATCCATAAACGGCTGGATCGCAATTGCCACTGCGAGTACCGGGTGCAGACACGACAACCTCCAAGTATTGAACATTGACCGTCTGACCGTCACTCATCAACGCATTAACCTGAAGAACGTACTTCAGTCCATTCAAACCGCCACTCACAATAAAACTAACGATATTGTTGTTTGCTTCAATGGTTGTGCCAGACACAAGTAACTGTGGGGCCGAACCATAGTTGAGTACATAAGAAATACTCTGAAGGTTCATATTGAGTTCACTAAGTATACTGGTGTAGTCGAGTGACACCAATGTCTTTGCGTCGGGTGCCTTGGTGAACGAGCCAAGCACCCCAGTATCGTCAGGATAGAAATAAGCGTTATTGCTATAGTTAATCGGAACAGATGCGGGGTAATTCATGGCAATTGTCCTGACGGTAGGCGTGGCCGAGCGCTATTCCATCCCTGCGGGAAGTTCCATCGTTGCGCTCCATAAGTCAGCATACGACGAACTTCGGTACGCGCAATACCAACGCCTTCATTAAACCTACGCCCGTGATACTGTGCGCCTTGAACACTGGAGTAAGGCTTCCCCGGTTGCAGCATTAACCGGCAAATAGCCCCACTCGCAATGTAATCCATGTACTTACTCATCAACCAATCGGGTGGACAAGTAAATCCATCGCTATCAACTGGATCACTTACGTTCATCGATAGAGTAGCGACCCACGTCTCATCGGCAGACGGGTTCATCGCAATACGCAATACCGGACATTTTACGCCAGCATTTAAAAGAACCCCCGACCTCCGCACCCTAAACAGTGGGTTCTGTGCTTCCGTTGCGCTGGAAACATTATATGTGGACGGGTATTGGATCGGCATATCTTCTGCCGATTGGTCCCGCGCTGTTACGGCCAGATATTGGGGAGGACAAGTTGGCACATACTCAGGCGTCCACATGCCGGGAGGTGGGGGTGAGCGCGGTCGTTCAAGACCTAACAAACGGTTTACGACGGCATTCTGTCCTGTCTCAATAACATAATCGTTAGACCATTGAACGACAAAGATTGGAATTTCTAGTAACCAGCTATCGCTACGTTGAAAGAACTCACGCAAAACATTAAACAATTCTAGACGAACAACACCATCCAGTGAGCCGGGTGTGTTTATCCGCACCATATCATTTAAACGAATAATGCTTTCACTAATCATCCGGCACTCACAGTCATCAGATGTTGCTGAAACTTCGCCATGAATGCTTGCGCACGCTGATCTGCCGTATCGGCAACATCATATGTCTGTAAGTATCCAGACATAAACCAAACCATGGGTTGAAAATACTTACCCGGTATCGGCACAATTCTGTTCGTGTTTACATTGCTAGGATATGGAGCCGGTGTCCAATCATTAATATCACCAGCACGCAAAGGTTGCTGATACTTCATATCGAGATACATATCTGGACGGATACGCGAAGTTTCTAGCATCACAAAGTTCAACGCATCGAAAATATCCGTATCGGCGTAACGATACGGAGCAATCAAATCCTGCAAGCTTGACCGTGTTTGGTCAATATAAGCTTGAATAGGCAAATAAGACTGCATCCCTTAACTGCCTACAGTTAACGAACCCCCGGTCGTCTAGGGGGGCTAGGGCTTCCGACCGGGGGCCGAGCGCGTCAGATCAAGGTCCGCCTTGAACCACCAGCGCCATTGCCAATGCCTTGAAGTCCAAGATCTGACGACCATAGACTTGCAGACCGCGCAAGATCTGACCGAACGTCCGCTCCGAACGAATGGTTTCCACATTCGTCAGTTGCGATGCAAAGGTCAAACCATGTGCGTGACCGCCGAGGATCGGATACACGCCCGCACCCAAGCCAGCGGGTGTACCGTTGGGCAAGAGGTTGGAAGCGTAGATCACAAACCGGTCCACCTGTCCAAACCTTCCGTTACGAAGGATAGACACGGCGTCGCCAGACACGAAAACTTCACGCAGTTCAGAACGCTTGAGTTGGAACGTCGCCCATGTGGGCATAACGATCCATCGCCCCGTTTCGGGGATATTCAACTCATCGAGACACTGCCCGATGCGAAGAATGATGTCGATGATTTCCACTTGCCCAGTGGTGGGGTTACGTCCCACCGTAGCAACTGGATTTGCCGATGTGCCGAGATTGATGTTGCCTGAGATTGCACCCGCTGTTGCGCCCCAGTTCGCTGGTGCGCCAGCCGGTCCAAGCGGTGGTACAGCCGCAGAACCTCCCGGCGGGGGAGCGGCTGGTGTCATGATGTTGTTCATCAAGAAGCCGAGAACGTCGGTATCGACCGCGATCTTCATCTGTTCCGATGCGTCGTCGGCCCAAATGGAGAGGTTGTTGATATCCGATTGCTTCTCGATCACATCGTCAAGGATGGCGGCAAAGTATAGACCTTGATCGATGGTAAGTTCAACGAAGCTTCCGGTAGGACGCTGGAGAGCCAGATCGCCGTTGACCAGATATTGGTTAATCAACAGCGTCGGCTTCGTGCGGATTTTAACCCGGTCGCCGTAGCTTTTGATTTCCCCTTCGTAGTCGGTGTTGCTGATTGCCGCCAGAACCGTGGCGGCGTAGAACTTCTCGATCAGCTTGCCCGACCAAATCTCGGGAATAAAACCAGACGCAACGTAGTCAGTCGATGTACTGCCAGACGGATATATAGGCGGGACTGTTGCTGCACCCGCAAGACCAAGAGCCATGATTTTCCTCCGTGAGCGCTCTTGAGGTGAACACTACGGAGACGTCAGTTCAGATCAGATCAACGAGCTACGCGACCCTCACGACCGGCAGCGAAAATTTCTTGCTGGATGTTATTGTATTCCTGTTCACGCCCAGCATACTTTCCGTTCGCGCTGTCAGTGTAGAACTGCTTAATCTCCGCTACGGTGAAAGTCGGCTTATCAGGGGTGACTTGCGTTTGCCCTACCTTCGCTCGTCCCGGCGCTGCTAAAGACAAAAGATCGACCTGCGGGGTGGTTACGTAACTGCCAGCAGTTAACGCTCCGTTGCCCGGTTGTGGACCTCCGTTTGCAGGGCCATAGGATGCCTGATCGGTCAAAAACCGACGAAAGAACTCCATAACCCGATTTCCTTGCTGGCTGTTGTAGGCTTCCGCCAACAAATTATGCCTGATTTGCCCGCTGAGAGGGTCAGGCATTTGCAGCCAGTTTACAAATTCGGGTGAACCGTTAACTTGTTTCCAGCTTGGCAACTCCCTGTCGAGTTGGTTGTACATGCGGGATTGTGCGTCATACTCGACTGTTTGACGCACCCCACCGACTTGCTGCTTAACGAAGTTGAGTTCGTTACGCAGGGCATACAGTTCTGGCAATAGGGTGCTATCTTGCACTTCCATTGCGCGCCGACCCATGACATCGATCAGATCAGACCCGTAGTCTGAAATCTCTTTCTCGGTTACACGCTTGGGACGGCCAGTAATTGGACCACTAAACCGCACCCCACTACCCTCTTGCTGGGGCTGGGGCTGTGGTTGCTGCGGAGTGGGAGGGGCACTGATGGCGGCAATAAGCCGCTGCATGTCGCCAATCTGCCCAGCCAAGCGTTTGTTATCCTGCTCGGTGCGATCATAGCGACCTTTAAGTGACTTAAATTGATGTTCCCAATCGCCGGTTTCTTGCTGTTGTTGGGGTTGAGGTTGTGCTTGGGGTTGAGGTTGTGCTTGGGGTTGTGGCGATTGTTGTCTCGGTTGCTGTTGTTGTGGCTGTGGTCGCTGTGGTTCCATCGGTGGTTGGGGATTGTTAGGATCAAACCGGGCCATTGTCACACCCGGATTAGCGGGTGAGGGTGTTAACGCCACAACAACCGGCGCATCTGCATTCGGCGGTGCGTTCTTCTTCGCCTCTGCCGCTTGCCTAACCAATTCGTTACTGCGTTCCGCAGCCTGTCTTACTGCCGCTGGAACCTGTACGTTTAGATCAGGCTGTTTTGTGCTCAGTGCTGCGCCTTCGACACCCATCTTACGCCACCTTCACCTTATCTGCAATCTTGTCAACATCACGAAAATCGTTACGGAGGTTTACCATCCGCCTCCCCATGCCCAAGGATACCGCCATATCGGCATTCGAGGTGCCGATCCCCTGCTCCAATTCTGCTTGCGTATACGCATCGAACCGCGCCACGAACTCCAGCCATGGACCGGGCGCTGATTTCGCCAGCCTATACATTGCCTTAATATATTCATCGCGTGCTTCACGTGCTTCATTCACTAGAACACCCGCGCCGGTTTGCTGGTATTGAGGAGCGGCGGACCTCTCGTATCGTTTTCCTCGACTAGGATATCGAGCAAGCCACCCTTCTTCTTGTCGTCATCCTTCTTATAGCAGTTGGTTGCCAACCGTGTCGGCGGCAAACCCACCACATCTTCGCTGGTGACGTTCCACAGACCATTCAATTGCTGACGCTTACCGCCAGCCTTATAGTCGTGAATACCGATATCGGTATCGCCACACTCTTTAGCGTCTTTATTTCTTTCGCTTGCCTTGTCCATTCCAATGTTTCCTTTCCAACTCGACCACTTCCAGTTGCAGTCGTTGAATTTCATCGCTGTGTTTCGGAACTTCAAGGCTCCACAAGTAGGCGTTCATCTTGTCGATGACTGGATCGCCATAGACAACCGGAGGTAATTTTTCCATCACGCCACCTCCCAATCTGTCGCCAGCAAATCGCTCTGCGAGCATGTCCACGGCACAATCGCGCCTTGCGCGGTTGACAAATAAACATAGGGCGTCGTCATATTGAGTTGTCCCAAGATGGGGCGCGGGTGCTCAATTGCGAGCCACATGCCCTTGCCATTCCAACCCTCTCGACGTACACGGGCACCGTCTTGCATCTCCTTAACTGCCCACCCAATCGTATTCATGGCAACGCCTCACTCACCGCACTACCTAACACATTCATAGACGCAAAATGCCGCGCTCGCATACGAGAAGCAATCTCATAGATCTTACGATGTTGCTCCTTCACAGTATCGAGCGACATAACCAATTCTTTCGGCGGATCGGGCGCATAGAAGCTCTCCAACCGCCTGTTTGCCTCAACATTGGCGCGGATAATCGCGCACACTTGTTCATCCAAGTCCATCATGGTAGCGCCGCCATAGCTGCAACGATGATCTTGATAATCGAACTAAACGAATTGTAATCGGTACTGGTATAGATCGGACAGGGGGGAGAAGCCCCCATCGTGTTCAACGCAGCAGAGATATCATTAATACGCTGTGTAACCGATGACTGATCATAAGCCGCAAAACGAGAAAGCACCTTGATATTGCCACCGTTATCATTGATGACCGTACCAAGGTCACTGAGAACACCAACACGCGCCGACAACCCAATATCATTGGGGATCGGCGGTAAGGTAATAGCGAACGCTGCTATATTCGAGCGAGCTTTACCATCGGATGTAAAAGCGTCTGTCATGCCGCAGTCACCGTAACAGCACCGGGAGCGCTTGTGCCGCCCGCATTGCGACACGTCACCATCAATGCATAAACCCCACCAACCATATTGGCACCCGTTGCACTGGTGAGCAACACTCCAGCACCCGATATAGCAAAATACCCTGCTGCATTCCCACCAGTAATAGCGAAACTACTTCCACCATTGGTAGCCGTCACCGTACCAATGGTTTGCAAGTTACCCGCTGGAAGAGTAACATCGAAATTCGCCGGATTGACAACCGGCGGCGGGTTCAAAATCGGTTCAATCGCATCCTGTATCGCACTCACCACTGAACCGAACGCGCTGTAATCTAACCATCGATATGTTGGCAAAGGTGGTGACGCTCCTAACGCATTCACAGCCACATTGAGGCGATTGATGAACATCACCCAATTCGGATGCGTCTCCCCGGCAAGAGGAGAAATACCGGCCACGGTCCCGCCCGCTGCTTCAACCTCTAGGGCTAATGCCGACAATACAGCATTACGGGTGCCGTAGTCGATATCATAGGGGATCTGGAGCGCCATCTTTACATCTCCCAGAAGGCGTCAGCCTTCTTGCGATTCTTTCCCGCTGGTACCGGCGGTTTTCTTGCCCGCGTGGCCCTTGCCGAACATTCTGCCAGAGCCGCCGCCCTTCTGGAAGGTGAAATCCTTCCCTGTCGATAGCTCGCCCTTGCGATCCTTGGCGCGCTCGTTCCCCTCCTCGCCACCCTGCTTGGGCTTGCCCGATACATCGGAAACGGCGGAATGGGCGGTGCCACGCTCGAACATCTTGTCCTTACCGCCCTTAGCGAACATCTCTGGCTTCTCTGATCGGCTTTCGATTTTACCCATCGTAATCTCTCCTAACGGGAACAGTTCTAACTGTTCATAACCATCGCAGCGGCTTAACTGCACGCAGTTAACAGGCTTTGCCCGCACCGCCTCGGTCGCGACCGACCCGTCCCTTGGCGTCACCGCCACCGACCGCACCGCCCTTGTTGAATGCTTTCCGCTCGCTTCGGTCTTCATCCATGCGTTCTTTTGGTTCTCCGACCTCGCCGCCATGGGCTAGTTTCTCATGCCGGTCGCGCTTCTTCTCCGCTTCACCACCATGCTTGAAGCCAGCCGCGCCACCCATCCCGCCCGCAGGGGAAGGGGCTACGCGCTGCCCACCGGGCGAAGGCATACCCATAGGCGGGCGAGGCGGGCCAGCGCCAAGCCCACCACCGGGCATCCCACCGGGTGCGCCCATGGGAGGACGACCCGCCATCGGCGTGGGTGAGGGGGAGGGCTTGATACCTGCTCCACCCATTGCCTTACTACCCGGTCCCATCATGCCTTTTTTGCGCGCCATGTTACTCTCCTACCTCGTTATCCCTGCGTCGTCTGACCTCCACTCGGCCCAGTCTGACCTTGCGTAGCCGTTCGCGGCCCACCAGCGGGAGGAGCCTGTGGCCCCTGCATACCGGGTGCGCCTGTTGGTCCCGCTGCTTGAGGCGGTGCAGATGGCCCACCCCCAGCCCCACCCGGTTGTGGTTGTCCCATGGCGTGGCCGACTTGCCCTTGCTGCGCCGCTGTCTCTTGCGCTTGCTCCTGCATCTTCTTCATCTTGTCTTCGGAAGGAACGATATCTTCTCCCGGTAGACCCAGACCATCTGCAACGGAACGAAGGATTTGCGCACGACCCATTGGCCCAATGATCGCATTATCGATTGGGTTCATGGTCATTTGCAGGAACTGTTCTTGACGAGCGCGTTGCGTATCGCGCTGTACAGCGACGTTCACGCCTAGCACGCGCACCTTCTCTTCACCACTGAGAAGTCCTGATTGATCGGTAAGCAATACCATATCCATCAGGTTGTCCAACACACCCTGCATAATATCGCGGTCTATGTTGGAGGCGACTGTTTGAAGGATTTTCGAGGAGTTTTGAATAAGCATAGACAGGCCGCTAGCTGTACGGCCCAAACCACCAGTAGGAGGAACACCTGTGAGAAAGCGAGGGATAGCTGATGCTTCATCAGCCAAGCTTGAAAACTGGGTATATACGTTAAGCAGATCACCAGAGTTAGATTGAGGTTGAAAAAATATAATAGGTTCCTGCTGATTATTTCCAAACGGATCGGATTTAACATGCCATCGCTTCCACGGGTACATGTCCTCGGCATTCTCACCGTCGCTTAGACGGTCGTCATTGATAACGACCTGCGGACCCGACGCGATGGAAAGGTTATTGACAAGCGCCCGTAGCGCCGCATTCGACACCGTTTGGATATCTGCAAGCAGATCGGGAAGCCCATTGCCGACCGGAGTGCCAGGTATCTTTTCAAACGACGTGACATAATATTGATGCCGCTTGCGTGGCGAAGGAGATTGTTGGACTTTGACGACGTGCCGCCCAATGAGCCACGCATTAACGAAATAGTCTCGTAACGGATCAGGGATGGTTCTGGGGTCCATCCCCAATTCAAGTAAATATCTTCCTTGAGCATTCCCCTGATACTCCAAACATGCGATCATCCCTGATTGGTTGAATCGAGGATTTTCACGGCTTTCCAAGATTGCTCTTTCCGAGTCAGTCTGATCCCAGTTATCGACCAGCCCTCCTCGGCCATATTCGTCGAGAACGGCACGAACTTCGGCGACATTGTAGCCGGGCAAGTCCAGCATATCGTTAATTTCACGACGGGTAAGACGGGTTCGCTCGATGATGTTGGCATCTTCGATCCTTGTTGCACCCGGTGTCCAATAGATATCGAATGGACTAACCCGCTCCCAAGTCAGCTTGGGAACATCCACAACTGTAGCGCGACCCTTCCCGAATGATTGTTGAGCTTGCTGGTTCCACCGTACTTCTGTTTTAATTCTAACGGTGGGGCCTTTAATAACGGCATAGGGGAATAAAGGTAAATCGACTAAAAATTCGCCAAAGG